AAGCCTGGAACTAATACCCATTCTCCAAGTTGTAGGCACGAGTGGAAAACAAACGTAGTAACGAGAAAAAAATAAGAAATGAGCTTAAACACATTATTCATAAGCGTACAGAATATTAAAGACAGGTCTGGCTTACACGCTAACGTAGACGAGAAACTTGTATTGCCTGAAATTAAAACCGCACAAGATATGTACATCTTACCTGCGCTTGGTAGTGCTTTATACAACCGATTACAAGCAGGTATTACGGCAAACGATTTAAACGCAGACGAGGTTATCTTATTAGACCAATACATCGCAGATACTTTAGTGCATTATGTACTTAGTGAGTTGCCGATGGGTTTGTCTTATCAGTTTTATAACAAAGGCTTGTTGAGAAAGGGTGGCGAGAATACCGAAAACCCTTCTATGCAAGATATGATTGACGTGGCGAATAGATACAAGACCCGTGCGGAGTTCTACAAGCAAAGGCTTATTAAATACCTAAAAGAATATTCTACAACTTATCCTGAGTACCTAAACCCTGGAAGTGGCGTTGATGCAATACACCCTGAGAACGATGCTTATACAACGAGCATTTGGCTTGGAGATTTTGATTGCTGCGCAGGTAAAAGCTTCGAGGAACTATATCAAGGAGACAAAGGGTGTAGCACTTGTTAAATATGAGCAAAGTAACAACAATAAAAAACCAAAATAAGCTTCGTGTTTATTTAGAAAAAATTAAGAATGAGCCTGACATTAAACCAAATCGTCAAACAAATAACGACACTCGGAAACGACCACGAACAAATTAACTTTGTTTACTTCGGCGATGTGTGGGAACGTTTATCTAATGGCGAGGTTACTTACCCTGCTATGTTCTACACTTTAACAGGTGCGACTATAAACGCTAAAAATATTACTTACAATTTTAGCCTTTATTTTATGGACAGAATGTTAATGGAAGAAACAAACGAAACCGAAGTACTAAGCGATATGACTTTAGTAGGTCAAGACATAGTGGCTCAGTTACGTTATCCTAAAGCAATTTGGGAAATAGGCGATACTGCTCCTTTGACTTACTTTACCGAGAGCGACCCTGACTATCTTGCAGGAGTTAAGATAGATATTACAATGGAATTACCTTACTTAAACGATAGATGTCAAGTGCCATCAATATACCAATACTAAGATGATAGGAAAAAAGATTAACCAATTAGCGACCGAGTTAGCACCAGTTAGTACCGATTTAACTATTATAGGCGACCCGATTAGTGGAGTAAGTAAAAAGATTACACTTGCACAATTAGGGGCGATATTTAGCGGTGCAGTTAGCTTTTATACTGACTTAGCTTCGTTCCCTGCAACGGGCGATATTAACGTTATCTATTGTGCTAAAGACACCCAGAAACTTTATTTGTGGAGTGGTTCGGCTTATGTAGAAGTATTCCCTTCACAAGCTTTATTAGATACTTACCAATTAAGAAGTGAGAAGGGCAACGCTAATGGTTATGCTTCTTTAGATAGTGGCGGTAAAGTTCCTATCAGTCAATTACCGAGTTCTATTATGGAATACAAAGGAACTTGGAACGCATCTACAAACACGCCTACACTTGCAAACGGAACGGGCGACACGGGAGATGTTTACATTTGTAACGTAGCAGGAACAGTAAACTTTGGCGCAGGGCCTTTGACTTTTGCGGTTGGAGATTATGTGATCTATTCAGGAAGTATTTGGCAGCGTTCAAGCGGTGCGGTGGGTACTGTAACAAGCGTAGCTGCAACTATTACAGGGGATAGCCTTACAATTAGCGGTTCTCCCGTAAATACTTCGGGAACTTTAGCTTTTGCTTTTAATGGCACAACGGCTCAGTACATTCGTGGAAATGGTACTTTAGAAACGTTCCCTGCTTTAACGGGTTTTGTTCCTTACACGGGTGCAACTGCAAACGTAGATTTAGGAACATTTGATTTGACTGCTGACATAATTAACCTAAACCAATTAAAAGCGGTTGGTAGCGGTGGTTTAAATATTTATTCAAATAGTGGAACGCATATTGCTTTAATGGGCGGTGGCGGTGGTGCAGGTGTTACTTTTTATGGTGGCATTGTAGGTACTACTGGCGCATTTACATCAAGTGGCAGTACTGATACATTCGGCATAACACATTCAAGCGGTAGTGGTATTGCTTTGAATATCACTAAGGGTGGTAATGGCGAAGGCTTATACATAAACAAGACAAGCGGTAGTGGTAACGCTGCAACAATTATAGGCACACTAAACGCAACTACTTTAGTTAAGTCGGGCGGTACATCTGCACAATTTTTAAAAGCCGATGGTAGTGTAGATAGCAATACTTATGTAACGATTGATACTTTCGAAACTATTACTGCAAGTAAAAACTTCGCATTAGGGTTATCATTAGGTTCTGCAGGTGGTACAAATCAAGCATCTGTATTTCAAAATACAAGTAGTTTATTTAGCGGTAGCGCAGGTGTAAACGTATTCGGTTTTAATAGTGCTAACAATATTTACTTTGGTAAAGGTTCTGATAATGGTGGTGTGCTACAATGGAGCAACTCAACTGTTAGATATTACACGCTACCAGATGCAACAGGAACGATTGCTTTAGTAGGCGGTAGTGGAGTTGGTACAGTTACTTCGGTTTCTGCCTTAACAATAGGAACAAGCGGAACGGATATAAGTTCAACTGTTGCAAATAGTACAACAACTCCTGTAATTACTTTAAACGTACCTACTGCAAGTGCAACAAATCGTGGTGCTTTGTCAAGTGCAGATTGGACTACGTTTAACAACAAGCAAAACGCTTTAACCAATCCAGTAACGGGAACAGGTACTACTAACTACCTACCTAAGTTTACAGGTACAAGTACAATAGGGAATAGCTTAGTTTATGATAATGGAACAACTGTTTTTGTAAATACTACAACTGCTCCGGGATTAGGGAATCCTCAGTTTTATGTAAAGATGGCAACTGTAAATACTTATGAAGGTATATTAGTTGCAAGTTCAACAAACAATAATGTAATAGCTATTGCCCATACAGGAACACAAGGTATCATTACAACTAATTGGGGTTCAAGTGGAGCGACAACTCCTTTAGCTTTTGGAACAAACGGAGTAGCTCAAATGACTTTATCTACTTCAGGCAATTTAGGATTAGGAGTTACACCGAGTGCGTGGGCGAGTAATAGCACAGTGTTGCAAATAACAAAAGGAACAAGCATTGAATCTTTAAATAATGTTTTTGATTATACTTCGTTAAATACTAATCTATATTTTAATAGCAGCAGAAATCCTATTTATTTAGGTAATGGGTACGCATCAAGATATTTCCAATATGAAGGTAGTCATACTTGGCAAATCGCTCCTTCAGGTACGGCAGGTAACGCTATATCCTTTACCCAAGCAATGACGTTAGATGCGAGTGGTAGATTATTAGTTGGCACTACTTCTGCTTTAGCAATATCATCAGGTGGTATATTACAAGTTAATAGCCCTTGGGGTATGTCAATTACAAATGGCGGTCAGGCATTAAGATTAATTCGTAGTGGTACTAACACTTGGGAATTTGGACAAGGTGTTTTTACATCTCAAACAGGCTTTGGACTTACAGATGTAGATGCTGCAAAAACAGTTTTATTTATTCAACAAACCACAGGTAACGTAGGTATAAATACTACATCGCCTTTAACCAAATTACAAGTTGACTCAACAACAGATGATGGTCTTTATTTATCTTCTTTTAAAACTAACACAGGGAATGCTAATACGGGAGCATCTTTATTCTTTGGATTTAATGATGGTGCTAATAATAGAGATGCAGCAAACATAAAAGGACTAAAAGAAAATGGAACAAGCGGTGATTACGCTTCTTATTTGTCTTTTGCTACAAGACCAAATGGCGGTTCAGTTACCGAACGTATGCGCATAACAAGTGGGGGGAATGTTGAAATAGCAACAGGCTCAATAAAAACAGGAGAACCAGACACAGGCTGGGGTAGAGCAGCAATAAAAATAGGAGCAAGTGTTAGCGGTGCAGCGTTTAACGTAACTCGTTACTTACCTATAAGCGTAGACGGAACAGTATATTATATTAATTTAAATAGTTCAACACCTTAAAAATGGCATTAGAAACAAAATGGGTAGTGGTTCAAATGGATACCGCACCTTCAGAGGACACATTACAAGACGTAGTTAAAAGAGTGCATTATCGTTACGAGGGTACAGACGAACAATACTTTGCGGATATTTACGGAGTATTATCTTGCGAAACTCCTTCGGAAACCGACTTTACTGCTTACGAAGATTTAACATACGAGCAAGTATGTACTTGGTTAGAAGCAGGTCTTAATGTAGAAGCTATGGACTTAAACTTAGCTACACAGATTGAGAACCTTAAAAACCCACCAATCGTAAATTTACCAATTCCTTGGAATAGTTAATTTACTATATCTTTACAAAAAAAACAACGTATGAAAGCAATTCCAGGTTATCCGAATTATTCAGTTACCGAAGATGGAAGGGTTTGGAGTGAGTTAAAGCAAATATTTCTTAAAGAAGTAGATAATGGTAACGGATATAAAAAAGTAATGCTATGTGATAAATTAACTAAAAAGGCATATTTAATACATAGAATAGTTGCTTTGACATATTTGGATAATATTTATAACAAGCCTTGTGTTAATCATAAGAATGGCATTAAGTCCGATAATCGTGTAGAAAACTTAGAATGGTGTACTTATTCCGAGAATAATAAACACGCTTTTAGAACAGGACTTAAGTGGCATAGTGAATTACAAAGGAGCAAAATTTCTAAAAATGCTGAAAAATATTCTTGTAAAATAGTATTAGATACCGCTACTGGAGTATTCTACAATTCAGTAGTTGAAGCATCTAAATACTATAACATTAATATTGCAAGTATTTATTCATACTTAAATGGTGGAGTAAAAAATAAAACAACATTAATTTACGCATAACAAAAACAACAAAATGAAAAACAAACAACTATTAGAATTAGTAAGTAATTTGAACCAAGTAATTGGTAATCAAGAAACCAAGGTAGCTAAAAAGCTATTTAAGATTTTTGAAAAGATTAAACCTTTATATGAAAAGTATAATGCAGATGTCGAGGAATTAAGATTAGACAATGCAAGTACCGATAAAGATGGCATCTTATTGCTTGATGAAAAGTCAAATTACAAATATTCTAAAGAAGGTATTAAAAAACTTACGCAACAAATCAAAGACCTTTCGGATAAGGAAATAGAATTTAACAAGATTGAAATAATTAATACTTCAGGCTTAGAGAATTTTACATTCTTAGAAGATTGGACTACTGGCATAGAATTTAACAAACAAGAAGAAGAAGAACTATAATGGCAAATAACCACCAAGCAGACCAATCAACAATCGTTTCAGTAATTAGTGCTATTTTAAGCCTATCAAATATTCAACCGCTATTCACATTGATTGCAAGTTTGGTGGCTATTATTTCCGGTCTTATGGCTATCCGTTACTATTACAAAATGACTAAAAAGCTTAAATGAGATTAATTTTTTTAGCTTTATTACTTACTTCGTGTGCTTCGGTAAAGAAGGCATCGGAGCGTTTAGATAGCACTGTTGTCAAAACATTTGATAGTGTGCGTGTAGTTGTTTTTGATAGTGTTACCAAAGTAGTAGAAAAGGAAGAGTATTTTACCAAGACAATAACTTACTACGATACTTTGTGGGTTACTAAGGATAGTATGATTACAATTCCTAAGTACACCGAGACCTACACAAGAGGTACAAAAGAGAAACAAACGGATAGTAAGCAGACCAAGACGGACTCAATGGCTCTAAATCGCACAGAAAGTACTCAAATTTCGAAGATAACTAAAACTAAAGATAAGTCATTCAGCGAATTTTATAAGGCTCTAATTGCGCTTATATTGATAATTACGCTAATCTTATTCTTTTGGAAACGTAAATAATATGGCAAAAGCAGCAAAAAGCGTAAGCGTATCGGCTAACCCGTTACCTATTTCATTCAAAGAGTTTAGCAAAAACCCTGTCGTGGGTATGCTATTTTTATGTATCTGCGGTATTAGTTATTTGTATATCGACAATGCAAAGCGTAACGAAAAGCAAGACGAAAAGATAGGCAGCTTGTATGAAATGGTGCGTAAGAGCGATAGCAGTAATGCAGCAAGTACGGCTCGTTTGGAAATGGCAGTAGACCTTAAGGCTCTAAAAAAGTTTAAGTAATGCGCTATTTAGTATTGATTGCTTTGATAGGTTGCGGAACTAAAGCCGATAACCAGATCAAAGAGTTGCAAGACAAAGTAAAGCAAAGCCAAGTGCAGAGTGAAGCGGTGCAGGGTGTGGCTTCTCAGGATAACAAGAAGGTAATAACTAAGACAGTGAAAACAATAGTTACCTTAAAACAAGAAGTAAAAGAATTAAAAACGGAACTAAATGAAGTTAAGGCTAAATTGGACTCCGCTAATTCTGTTGATACTAATAGCACCAAGTTCCAGTTACGCCCAATACGTTAAGAAGATAGGCGGCGAGGACAAGATTGTTATTAGCCGTACAGAAGGCGAAAAGATTAACAACTCATTTGATAGCCTAACTAATTTAGTAAGCTACCAAAACACACGAATAGATAGCTTAATTAAAGCTAACATTAAGACAAGGGATAGCCTTCGCATTGATCTACTTACCCTTAAAGATACCCTTACGCAACGCAATAAAATATCAAACGACACGTTAAACGACTATCGTAATAGGTATTATAAAAACATAGCAATTTACGAGCAGTACGAAAAAGCGGTGCAGTTTGAAATAAAACTACATAGGCTTAATTCAGTTTTGTTTGCTATGCTAACATTCTTTTTATACTCACAAATAAATTAAGATGCAATTAAACGACAAAGGTAAAGACCTAATTAAATTCTACGAGGGCTGCAAATTAGTAGCTTACAAATGCAGTGCTGCAAAAGATACTATCGGCTATGGAAATACTTTTTTTGAAGATGGTAAACCTGTAAAGCCTGGAGATAAGATTACACAAGAACGAGCAAATGAATTATTTGAAATCATAGCTAAAGAGTTTGCAGACAAAGTTGCTCCATTAGTTAAGAGTGCGGTTACACCTAATCAGTTCGCTGCCCTTACAAGCTTTGCCTATAACGCAGGTATCGGAAACCTAAAGAGTTCTACTTTACTAAAGAAGGTAAACGCTAATCCTAATGACCCTTCAATAGCTTTAGAGTTTGCCAAGTGGGATAAGGCAGGCGGGAAAGTTCTTGCAGGTCTTACAAAGCGTAGAGCATCTGAGTCAAAATTATACTTCACACCTTAAATATAAAATATGAAATGGTTAGCCAATTTATTATCAGACGAAAGAGGTAGCGTGTCTACAAAGCGAGTTATTGCTTTACTATCGGCTTTGTTTATCTGTGTTACCTTATTAGCTAATAGCTTCACGCATCAAGAGATTGCCCCTTCGGATAAACTTGTAGATGCCGTAATGGTTATTTGCATTGCTGCAATGGGTACTACTACAATAGATAAATTCAGCCAAAAATAAACAATGCTAAAATCAAAACGCAAACGACTATTCTTTGACATCGAAACCTCGCCTAACATTGGCTTTTTCTGGAGCGCAGGTTACAAGCTAAATGTAACTGCGGATAGCATCATTAAAGAACGTGCTATCATTTGCATCTGCTACAAGTGGGAAGACGAAAAAGAAGTTTACCATTTGGAATGTGATAGCAAACAGAACGACAAAAAGATGCTACAAAGTTTTGTAGAAGTAGCCAATACGGCTTCGGAACTTATAGGGCATAATGGCGACAAGTTCGACCTTGCTTGGATAAGAACACGATGCTTGTTTCACGGCATCGAGATGTTTCCTAAGTACGTTACAATCGACACGCTAAAGGTAGCACGTCAAAAGTTTAGATTTAATAGCAACAAGCTTAATTACATAGCTGACTATTTAGGCATTGGCACTAAGATCAAAACAGAATATAGTTTATGGAAAGACATTGTTCTGCATAAGGACAAAGTGGCTATGGCTAAAATGATTAAGTACTGCCAAAAAGATGTTGTATTATTAGAGCAGGTATTTAATGCACTTAAAAACCACATTGAACCTAAAACACATTACGGAGTTATCTTCGGACAAGATAGGGGCTCTTGCCCTGAATGTGGAAGTGATGACTTAATTATTTCACTTCGTAGAACAACCGCAACGGGTGTAAAGAAAATACAATACAAGTGCAAAACTTGTTTTAAAATACATAGCAAAACCGACAAATAAATGGATAGTAAAATACTTAGCTTAGTAATTGAAGATATGCGTAGACGTGAACTTGTAGGGAAATCAAAGTACGGAACTACAATGGACAGGCAAGATTTAAAGACAGGTCAATGGATAACGCACTTAAAAGAAGAACTGCAAGATGCCATTTTATATTTAACCAAACTTGAACAAATACACAATGCGCCTCAAAAAGATATTTAGCTTCGGCAACATCTTAGATAGAGATACCTACGAACAACTAAGGGAATTAGATTACACCAACCCAAACTTTAAGGGTTGTGCTGACGAGTTCCAGTTCAATCGTGAATGGTGGGTTATGCTTGACGATATGAGCCGAATAGTTGCTTATTGCGGCTCAATTTATTCTAAAGGCATTTGCATATTTAACAGAGCGTGGGTTAGAAAAGATTATAGAGGGCAGGGCATACAAAGGCGAATGATTAAAACAAGGCTAAAAGCAGCATCTACCTTTTGCCACATAGCTATTACTTATACTACCTTAGACAACTTCCCTTCAGCTAATAACCTTATAGATTGTGGGTTTAGGCTTTATTTACCCGAATATTCATACGGGGGTTCTGATAAACTTTATTATCAAAAGTTGCTCTAAAGTACAACTTATGATAATTTAGGTACAACAAAAGGTAGTAAAACTACTACTTTTGGCTGCATTTTACTTCCGACTTTGTCAAGTTATACCTTTACTTTATTACATTTTTAGTCAAGTTTTAGCTTTACTTTGTACGTTCTGGTGTACAAAATGTGCTATAAACTGCACAATTTGATGTGCTTTTATCCTATATAAGCCACATTATTTGCAACAATGTTACAAAAATATATTTTTTAATTTTGCACTTTGTATTGTGTATTGTTGTATATTTGTGTAAACAAAACACAATATGACACATTTAACCACTTACCAAATGTTCCAATATCAGCGATACGGGAACATATTAATTGACGGGAGCAGGAGTACATCAAACCCTTACGACCCTGCTCTATTGCCTAAAAACTACGATTACGAAGACGACGATTACACGTTTACTCGTTGGGTAGAAAACAATGCAGAACTTGAACTTTTAAAAACCGAAACATATGAAGATTGAATTTGTAAAAGAAACTAAGCCAGACGGCACAATTTTCTACTACACTTTAGTAGATAACAAATACGATAGCGCAAGTATGTACTTGGAATACTCACAAGCTTACGAGTACTTTGTAAGCCTAAAGAAAAGACAAGAACCTATTATCGAAATTTTAGAACACTATAACATAGACATACAAAACAAATAACAATGAGCCTAATTAAAATTCAACAGGAA